AGATAGCCTTTTTGCTTATGGCCTACGGAATGTCAACCACAAAAAAGAAAAAGAAGAAGAAAAAGGGAGGAAAGAAGAGACATGAATGTACCTGTTAATAAAGCACTTTATGCAAGAGTAAAAGCTGAAGCCAAACGTAAGTTTGACGTTTACCCCTCTGCCTACGCTAATGCTTGGTTAGTCCGAGAGTATAAAAAGCGTGGTGGAACTTATAGAGTAGGAAAGAAAAAAAGTGCCACAAAGAAGAAAAAGTAAACCTACAACAAAGACTAGAGGTGGTTTAGACCGTTGGTTTAAGGAAAACTGGGTTGATGTTAAGACTGGGAAGCCTTGTGGTCGTCAAAAAGGAGAGAAAAGAGGATATCCTGCCTGTCGTCCTAGTAAACGTGTATCAAGTAAGACACCTAAGACAACAAAAGAGATGACACCAGCAGAAAAAGCTAGGTTTAAACGAGAAAAAACAAGCAGTAAGAAGATAACATATCAACATAGACGAAAAAAGAAGAAAAAATAAGTGAAAATTACAAATTAAAAGGTAAGATAGTGGTATAAGGACTGTAAAAATGAAAGAACTCACGCAAAGACAAAAAACTGCGTTAGCAAATCATAAAAAGAAGGGAACTCATACTGCACAGCACATGGCAGTTATGAAGAAAGAGATGTTAAAAGGCAAGACATTTACGGAGGCACATAGAATAGCCATTAAGAAGAAAGGAAAGTAATGCCACGCAAAAAAGGAGTCAGTTTATCAGTAGGAAGAGGCGAAAAGTCCAAGAAAGGAGGACTGACTGCTAAAGGACGAGCAAAGTATAATAGAGCCACAGGAAGTAATTTAAAAGCACCTGTTACAGGCAAAGTAAAACCTGGTAGTAAAGCTGCGAAAAGACGTAAATCTTTTTGTGCAAGAATGTCTGGTATGCCTGGACCATTAAAAAAACCTAATGGTAAACCCACTAGAAAAGCATTAGCATTAAGGAGATGGAAGTGTTGACATGACTTATTCTTTGCCAGGAATGTTTAATACCAGTATTACTTCTACGACCTATATGGGTGGAAGTGATAGTCCTTTTACTCGTAACAGAGCAGTATTGGACATGATAAAGGGATGGGAAATAATGAAAGCTGTTACTGAGGGAACAGAATATCTTCGTGATAATAGTGAAGCTTTTTTACCGCTAGAACCAAGAGAAGATTTTGATGCCTATAAAGCAAGAGTAAATAGATCTGTCTTCAGTCCTTTTACACAGAGATTAATAAGAGCAGCGACAGGTTTAGTACTTCGTAAACCAATAACACTGATAGGAGATCCTTACTGGACAGAGATGTTCAAAATGGATGTTGATGGTTGTAAATCAGATTTAGATGAATATGCAAGAAGATTATTGATGTGTTCATTAACTTATGGTCAAAGTCATATCCTTGTTGATTACCCTGCACCTTCTGGTGCGGTAAGTCTTGCAGAAGAACGTCAGCAGAATCGCAGGCCATATTGGATTGAGATAGATCCAACAAATATCTATGGTTGGAGATTGGATAGAGAATCTAATTATGGAAATCTTATACAGGTAAGGATTGCAGAAAAAGCTGTTTTACCTGATGGCGAATTTGGTGAAAGCATATACGATCAGATGAGAGTTATAGAACCAGGACGTTATCGTGTTTTCAGAAAAAAAGAAACAGTACAGGACTTATACGAAGAGAATGATGGTGCTTATTCTGGGGATATGTCTAGTCCAGCAGGTGCGAAAGATTATGAACTGTCCGAATCAGGCCAATTTTCTTTGGGCGAGATACCTTTGGTCACTGTTTACTCAGGTAAGATTGACAACATGACAAGTAAGCCACCATTACTTGATATTGCATATTTAAACTTAGCTCATTATCAAAGACAAGCTGATTTAATTCATAGTCTGCATGTTGCATCTCAACCAATGCTTGTGATGGAAGGTTATGACGATCAGACAAAAGATCTTGCTATATCGGTTAACTATGCAATGGCTACACAACCAGGTAACAAAGTTTATTATGTAGAGCCAGCAAGCAGTGCTTTTGATGCTCAATCAGCAGAAATTAAAGAATTACAGATGCAGATGGCGACTTTAGGTATCAGTACATTATCTCAACAGAAGTTTGTAGCAGAATCTGCTGATGCAAGAAGGTTAGATCGTGTTGATACGAACTCTATGTTGTCTATGGTTTCTATGGAGTTAGAACAGAAACTACAGAAAGCATTTAATCTATCTGCACAATATGTAGGATTAGAACCACCAGAAGTAAAGATCAGTAGAGACTTTGATATTGAAAGATTGATTGGACAGGATATTACAGCATTAACTTCATTGTTTGACCAACAGGTTATTGATAGAGAAGAATTTAGACAGATCCTTGTACAGGGTGAAGTTTTACCTGCTGCTAATGAACAAAATGAATCTACTCAAGTGCAGGAAACAGCAAGAAAAGAAGGAGCAACACCAGAGCAGGTAGATAGACTAATTAACGCATTAATGAACGATGGCAACTAAAGAAGATCTAAGTTTAGCTCAAGTTACAGCTTTAGTTCGTCTTAAAAATAAAATAGATTCCCTACCAAAACCTGTTGATGGTAGAGATGGCAAACCTGGAACGCAGGGGCCGACAGGACCAAAAGGTGAAAAAGGTATTCAAGGAGCTAAAGGAGAACAAGGCCCAAAAGGTAATAAGGGAGATCAAGGTAAGGAAGGACAAAGAGGACCAGCAGGACCACAAGGAGTAAAAGGAGATCCTGGGAATAAAATTATCAGTGGAGCAAATCAACCTGAAGCTAATCAGGGAGATGAAGGTGATTTTTATGTACAGAAAAAACCATTAAAGTTTTTTGGTCCTAAAAGATTAGATAACTGGGGTGATGGTATTTCTTTGTCTGCCCTGCCTGAAGATGACAAGAAAAGTTCTTTGACGTTAGCAGGAATTTTACCTCAAGGACAAACTGGTACTGGTAGTGGTGCAACTGTAGAGATAGGAACAACAACTACTGGTAATGCTGGTACAAATGCAAGTGTCACTAATACAGGAACAAGTAGTGCTGCTGTTTTTAACTTTACAATTCCCAGAGGTGCTAACGGTACAAACGGAACTAACGGTACGAATGGAAGTGATGGAGCAGATGGTGCGGATGGAGCTACTGGTGCTCAAGGCCCAGCAGGTAATGCTGCAACAGTTGCTATCGGTACAGTGACTACAGGAGCAGCAGGTTCCAGTGCTTCGGTAACAAATGTGGGAACATCAAATGCTGCGGTATTAACTTTTAGTATTCCTACGGGTGCAACAGGTGCTGCTGGCTCTGATGGTGCCACTGGAGCACAAGGACCTCAAGGTGATACTGGTCCACAAGGAGCTACTGGGCCACAAGGACCTGCTGGTAGTAATGCAACAGTGACTGCTGGTACTGGGATTATAGTAAGTAGTGGTGAAGTATCTATAGACCCTAATGCAACCTTCGATGGTGGTAGTTTTTAGTTAAAAAGTCAGATCTTGATTAATATATTACAATAACTACAAAGTATTTTTTTCTTATGGGAAAGCACATTGATTACGTTGAGCAATCTGACGGAACCTTCAAGTGGGAATTAGCAGAGATTCCTGCTGTGAAATCTTCTCAACCTGTTAAGACAGAAGAGAAGAAAAAAGCTGCACCCAAGAAAACTACTACAACATCAACTTCAACAAAAGACTAATTTATGGCAATCGAAGAAAAAGTAATTCAGCCTGAGTCCGTGACCAGTACTGAACAGCCCGTGGCTGAAACTCCTTCACAACCACAATCACCAAACGCACCAAACCTTGATTCAGTAAAGGCAGAATATGAAGCACAACTGGCTGCTGCTCGAAAGGAAGCTGCGGAAGCACATGAAAAGTTTCAAGGCATAAAAGGTAAGCTTGATGAAGTTTATAAGCAGAAAGAAGAAAAACGTACTAAAGATTTAGAAGATCAGGGACAGTTCAAGACTCTTTGGGAAGAAGCTAATAAAACAAACCAAGACAAAGAACAAAAGATTTCTCTTTTGCAACAACAATTAGAAGACATGAAAACTTCTAATGAAATGGCTACCACAAAACAAACTGCACTTGCAGCTATTAGTAATCAAGGTGCTATTAATGCTGAACAAATGCTTTCTTTATTACAAGGAAAATTACAAAAAAATTCTGAAGGTAAAGTAGTTGTTTTAAATGGAGGAGTTGAACAAGATTTAAATTTATATCTTACAAACTTGAAAAATCCTGGAAGTGGTTATGAACATCATTTCAAGCCAAGCAGTGCTGCTGGTATGGGTGCGAAGCCTAGTCCTGTGGCAAATGTGTCAGGTGGAACAGATAATCCTTGGAAGACTGGCAATTTAACACAACAGCTTATAATGGAGAATGAGAACCCCGAACTCTCAGCCGTGCTGAAGAGGGAGGCTCAATAAAAATAATTAGTTTCTGTGGAACTAATCCCCTTTTCTGTGATTAGGGTATCGCAAAAGTATTTAAGGTAAATCTGAATGGCTGCTCCGTTTCAGAATTATTCTGGCGGTGTCTTATTAGATGCAAGCGAAGGTGGTACAAGAATCCAGGTTCCTGAGTTCAACCCAATCGCTCCAACAGAAGAAATTCTTACTGGTGCTTCTAACTGGGGTACATCTACTGCTGGTCATTTAACACCACAGAAGATTGGCACAGGTACACAGATTGCAACTATCTGTCATAGAGCATTTGCTTATGCTGTAGATGATATTGCTATCTTGGCTGCTGGTGAAGATCCTATGGGTCACATTAGAAATCAGCTTGCTGATGCTATCAACAAACTAAATAACGCTAGATTGTTCTCACATTTGGCTGGTTTGTTTGGTACTGCTCTAGCTTCTAACAAGTTAGATGTAGCAAAGGCTGGTGCTAGTGCAACAGAAGCTAACTTCTTAACAGCTTCTACTATTGCAAGAGCAAGAAATCTTTTGGGAGAAAGAGGTGAGGATCTTAATATCCTTATCGTTCACCCAACAGTTGCTTACTACTTGTATCAGGTTGGAATGTTAACATTCTCTACTTCTGCATTATCGACTGGAACAGGTATTCAGTGGGGTGGTGGTGGAGTTGGTGTCAGTGAAAGAGCCGTTGGTGAATTTGCTGGTTGCACCGTTGTTGTTGACTCTGCTGTCAATACAGTTGCTCCATCAAGCTCAAGTGGTCATCAGATAGAGTTCTTCTGCTACTTAACAACAGCAGGAACAATTCTTGAAGGACAGCAACAGGCACTAAGAATTGAAGCTGAAAGAAACATTCTTTCTAAGCAGGATGTTATGTCTGTTGATTATCACACTGCGTATCACGTTATGGGTACTAAGTGGAATGATGCTGCTGACAACCCTACTAATGCAAACTTAGCTACAGCTAACAAGTGGGCTATCACATACGATGCTGACTTGATTCCATTGGTACAGTTAACAGTTAACTCTCCTCTTGATACATCAACTTATTAATATTATTATTAAGTTGCTTGGAACAAACCTCATCAATTATTGGTGGGGTTTTTTCTTTACGCTAGAATAAAACTAAATTTAATTATTAATTGTGGCAGCTACCATAAACGCTAATATTTCTGGAACGACTTCAAATAGTTATGTGACCTTGGCAGAAGCTAATAGTTACTTTGAAACCGTACCAGATTCAAGCACTTGGACAAATAAAACAGACGATCAGAAGAACAGAGCATTGATTGCAGCAACAAGAGAGATAGATAATTTAGTTTTTTATGGAGATAGATGTGATAATGGTCAGGCATTAAAGTTTCCAAGAAACAATTACGAAGTTGATGATGTGGAACTTACCTGTTCAATAATTCCAAATAATATTAAATATGCACAATATGAATTAGCGAGAGCGTTGGCAAATGATACTGATGCGATTACTGGTAACACTGGTACAGCAGGTGTACCCTCTGAAGTGAAGATTGGTGATCTTGAGGTTAAATATAATGAAAAGTCACAAAGTACAGGAACAGTAAATAATATCTTTGATGTTTATCCTTGGTTACAGAGTTTTCTTGGAGCGTATTGTTCTGGTGGTAGTGGTAGCTATCAGGTAAGAGTGATGAGAGGATAATATGGCAGCAATAGATAATATTTTTGGTTCTATTCCTGCACAGGTTTTATCGCAGTTTGGACAGGATATAACATATATAAAGACGACAACACCTCGTACATATAATCCTACAACTGGTGCTGTGACAGGATCTGACACAAACGTAACTGTAAAAGGAGTTATATCTGTTATAAATTCTTCAGAGAATGATGGAACGATGCAATCTACAAACGTAAGAGTATTGATTGGTGCTAATGAGTTGGGAGATTATTATCCGACACAGGCAGATCGTGTTCAATATACTCAGTCAGGTTCTACAGTAGAAGGTAAAATTATATCAGTGACAACATATAGAGGTGATTCACCTGTATATCATTCTTTATCAGTTAAGGTGCAGTAATGGCAAAAGAAATTAAATTATCTGATGGCAGTACATATCAAGTAAGAGATGTTTCACAACCATCTATTACCCCACGTGGAAGAAGGCTATTTGGAACACAAAGAAGGGATGCTAGATCTTTAAAACCTGAAGTTATTGAAAAATTTAATCAAGGATTAAGAGAAGCAACAGTAATTGTAATGAATGAATTAGCTGAAGCTGGTCCTTATTGGGATGGTACTTTTAGAAATAATTGGCAAGCTGAAGCTATTAGTGGTGGAATTGATCCAGGTTCTAAAGGTTCTTACCCTTATAAAATTAGTAATATTCCAAATTTAGAACCTAGTAAAGAAGTTGCTAGCAGAGTAAAGAAAATAGAAATAAGTAATTCAACTTCTTACGCACCTTATGCAATGGATTTACAAAAAGGTAAATTTTTTAGGCCAAATTTTCCAAGATCAGGTAAAGGAAGAAGTCCTTTAGGAGATGCTAAATCTGGTACTAGAGATCACGAGGTAGAAACATTAAGAGGAGATATTGCTTTGGGAGCAGGTGGTTCACAAATAACTGCTCCGTTAGATTGGTACAAAACTTATCTTGATGGTGGTGCTTTGCGTAATTCAGTAACAAGAGGAATTAAATTAGGATTTAAAACAAAATGAATTATCAATCTATTAGAGCAGCCGTTGAAAATCCTATGCTTACAGCATTTTCTGGGTTATCACCTTCTGTTCCTGTTTTCTTTGATAATATTACTGCTGCACCAGTTGGAAGTGTTACAGAATATGTACGAGTAAATATTACTTTTGGAATTACAAATGAAGTAACTCTTACTTCCAGTGTTGATACAGCAAGAGGTGCAATTATCATTCGTGTTTATTCTGAAAAAGGTAAAGGACCAGCAAGAAATCAAACCCTTGTTACTACTGCTGTTAATGTCTTAGAGACTTTAAATAATGCTGCTAAAACTAATACGGGTGTTTATTTTAAAACTGGAAACATACAAGGTCCATCTTTTTCTACAACAGAAAGTCCTCCTTTATTTGAAGGAAGAATAGATACTTCTTATGTTGCTACTGTCTTAAGCTAAACAAATTACCAAAATCTGCTAACCTATAATTAGGTCTTTCATTTACGTTATGGCAGCTACTTGTTTATCTGGTACCTCTGGTGCTCTTTACTATAAACCTGCTGGTACTATTGGAACTTTTAACTCAAGTGACGTTACTATCGGTACGGAAACAATTACAATCGATCCTTTTTTAAATTTTGAAGCAGGAGATCCTGTTAAATTCTCTGTTGTTAATTCACAGACAGGTGCTGCTGGTACGGGTACCTTACCTGCTGGCCTGACTACTTCAGATACTTTTTTTATTAAAACTTATACTGCTGCAACAGGAGCATTGACAGTTTCTGCTACCAACGGTGGTTCTGCTGTTGATATTACAGATACAGGAACTGCTGCTTCTCCAAATGTATTCCAAATTGCTTATGGTTCCCATGAGAGTGTTTCTCAGGTTAGAGAATGGACTTTTGAAATAACTAGAGATGAAATTGATGTAACAACTATTGGAGGAACTCCAGGTCAGTTTGTTCCATTTAGAAAGTTTATATCAGGTTTTGGTGATGGTTCTGGTTCTGCAACTGTTTATATGACAGATGAAGATACAACCCTTGCTAACAGAATGATTAAGGACGTTTTACAGAGACAACAGGTGGGTGCTTCATTTAAGCTTTATATAGATCAGGTGTTTACTGGCGGTACTGTCAGTGATACATTAAGTCGTTTTATAAGTTTTGATGCGACATTAACATCTGCTGGATTCAGTGTTAATCCTGACGATCCACAATCAGTAAATGTAGAGTTCAGACCTTCTGCACAGCCTACATTTGATTTATCTAAATCATAATTATTGATATTTTATATAGAAATAATATAATATAATAGTAAATAAATATAATTTATGGCATCAAACAAGACCATGCGAGCGATTGATCGTTTGCGTAAAGCTGCAAACCTAGAGGCAACAAAAAAAGAAGTTAGTTTATCTGATGGAACTGTTTTTGAAATGTGGGTAACACCTTTAACTCTTGCTGAAAAGGAAAGAGCTTTAAAAATGGCTAAAGGTGATGATACAAATGAATTTGCTTTACGTTTATTGTTAACAAAAGCACAGGATGAAACTGGTGAAAAATTGTTCCAACTTGGTGAGATTGATATTTTAAAAAATGAAGTGAGAGATAGTGATTTACAAAAGTTAATGCTAAGTATTATTCAGGAGGAAGAAGAACCTATTGACCCAAAAGATTAAGTGCTGAACTGCGTAAAGATAACTTAATGATGTTGCAGTTTGGTATAGCAAAAGAGTTGGGAATGAGTTTATCTGATGTTAGAAAAATGACTCTTGAAGAAGTGTTAGGTTGGAGTGCATATTTTCAGGTATTAAATGAAGATCAGGAAAAAGAAATGCAAAAGATAAAAAGACGTAGGTAAAATTCATATTTTGCTTTAAGATATAAACAACAGTAATAAGAAAAGTAGTGGCTGCTCCATATAAAGAAACGGTATTACTGGTTGGTGACACAAAACAATTTGAGCAATCTATAAAAAGAATACTTAAAGGTTTAGGTCTTATACAGAGAAAGGCACGAAAATTAAGTCAGACATCTATAAATTTAGGAAGAGTAAGAACAAGATCAAGAAATATAAGAGGTACAGGAAGAAATACAAGCACTAATCAAGATCGTCAGATTAGAGATGATGCAAGTCCACAATTAAAAAGACAAATCACTGCATTAAATAATGCAAATAAAGCTTTAAATGAATATGTTAGAAAAATAAGTACAGCAGATGGAGCACAAAGAGGTTTTGCAGGTTCTACTAATAAAATCAGTACACAGGTTTCAGCACTTAGAGATAGATTAAAAGGTTTAACAAGAAGTAATTCAGAATATACATCTACACTTGCAGCAGTACAAAGAGGTGAACAAGCTTTATTTCAGGATAGAAATAAAAGGTTAGGAGATGAAAGCAAGAGACTTGCTACAGGTGGTAAAGGTGGAACTAAAGATTTAGTTACGAATATATTAAATGAAGATTTTACACAGTCAGTAGATGGAATTAACAATTATATAAACAGACTCGAAGCCCTTAAGAATAAAGTAAATATAAATAGTCAAGAATTTAAAGAGTTACAACAAAGAATTGCTGAAGTTAATAAAACTTTAGAGTCAACACAATTAGAAAAACCAAAATCAGAACCAAAAGTATCTACAAGCAATGCGAGTAGAATTAAAGCCATAGAAGAACAAAGAGCAAATATTTTACAGCGAATTAATGATTCTTCTTTAGGTGAAGTTAAAAAAAATGAATTAATAAATAATTTAAAAAGAGTAGGAGTTGAGATACAAAAAGAAGAATTAGCTTTAGCAAAACAAATAAATTCTGAAACACAACGAAATTTAATTTCTTCTGAAAAGAAACAAAGACGTAATCAAAGGATTACACAAAGCACATTAATTGGTGGTGGTTTTCCATTATTATTTGGCGGTGGACCTATTCAAGCTTTAGCTGGTGGTATTGGCGGAAATATCGGAGAACGATTTAGTCCTGGAGGAGGTTTTGCTGGTTCTATTGCTGCTACTGCTGCCGTAAATTCTTTAGGTCAATTAGCGACAAGTGCAAGAGAATTGGGTGAAGCTGTAAGAACTACTTCTGGCACTATTGATTTAATGCAACAAAGATCATTGTTTAGTAGTGAAGCCATTGAACAACAAGCTTTAGCTTTACAAAAGCAAGGTAAGGAAACACAATTAGCAACACTTTTATCTAAAGAATTAACTCGTGTTCTTGGCCCTACAGGTTTAGGTCAATTACAAAAACTTGGTGATTCATCAAGAGAGATGGCAAGAGAATTTGGTATTTTGAGAACACAAATGGAATTATTTATTGCAGGTCCATTAACAACTTTAATTAAAATACTTAATAAAGTAGTTGGAAAAGCCAATACAGTTAAAGCTTTGGATCAAAGTTTATCTGAATTAAGAAAAGTTAATCCTAAAGAATATGGACAAATATTAAAAGAGTTAGATTTAGGTTCTCCTGGTTCTAGTCTTAATCCAATATCACCTCAAAATAAAAGTAGGATTGGTGGTATTATAAATCCATCAAATTTACAAGTTCAAGGTGTTCCTGTTGGTGGTTTTTCTAATAAGAATTTAACTAAATTTTTAGAAAGATCTAATTCATTACTGCCAGAACCTGAGCTAAATTTTGCAGATTCATTTAATAATATTCGTTCTACTAAAGTTAGTAAACTTGAGGAATTACAAGAAGAAAGAAAGCTCCTTGAGAGATCTTTACAAATAGGAAGTAAAGCTGCTTTACAACAGAAAGAAGCAAAAGAAATATTTGCAGAGCAAGTTAAACTCAACAAAGATAATTTATCTGTAACTGAGGCTGATATTTTAAAACAAATTAAGAAACGTGATGCTCTTACAGAACAGCTAAATCTACAGCAACAAATAAAAGATTTATTATCAACAGGAATGACTGATGCTGTAATGGGTCTTATAGATGGTACAAAAACATTAAGTGAATCATTATCAGGTATAGCTAGACAATTAGCTTCATTGTTCTTAAACAGAGCCTTCAGTGCTATGTTTGGTGGTTTCTTTGGAGAACAAGGTGGTTATCTTCGTTCTGGTAGTTTCAAAGCTTTTCAATACGGTGGAGTCGTCAGTTCTCCTACTCTTGGAATGATTGGTGAAGGTGGTGAACCAGAATACGTTATCCCGTCCTCCAAGATGGATGGAGCGATGGCTAGATATTCCGCAGGTGCTAGAGGTGGTGCTGTCATTCCAGGTGGTTCTGGTGCTTCTGGTACAGTTGCAGGTTCTTCTGGTAACACAATCGTTGAATATACTGGCCCTGTCCTTAACTTCAATGGAGATGAATACGTTCCAAAAGATTCTGTTCCTCAGATAATAAATGCTGCTGCAAAACAAGGTGCTACTTTAGGACAGTCACGCACATTAAATACTCTTAAGAACTCAAGAAGTTCCAGAGCTAAGATAGGTATATGAGTCTCACTGCTATCACTACGTTTATCAAGATTATTGATAAAGATGGTAACGTGCAAAGACGTTATCAGAATGGAAAACAAAATCCAGATAATCTCAACGAAAGCAAAATATCTTTTCAATTCCCTGGTGATCCTGCTATTTCTGATTACCTGTTTTTAAATTTCATATATCAGGGTGCTGCAAAAAATAACTCAGGAGATAATTTAGAAGCTGCTTTAGTTCTTGCTAACAATCAGGTATCTATGTCTCATGCACAGGAAGCTATAACAAATAAATATAGTGTTGAAATATTTGTATCAAAAGTAAATCCAGATACCATGATTCCAGAACAAATATACGGTAATAACTTTTTGACAAGAGATAACTGGTTAGCAGCTTCTTTGTCCTACGATGCAGAAACTATTGAAGTTTTGTTAAGCAGTTCTATTGATGCTGTTGGTACGACTGCACCTAACAGACGTTTAACTACAAGTATTGTTGGAGCGTTACCTGTAACTGGAGATATACAGAATAGATGAAGCCTGTACATCTTATTGGCATGCCATACCGTTTAGGTGCTGATCCTATCAAGCATGGTGCTGCTGATTGTTTATCTTTAGCAAAAACTGTATTAGCCAGTTATGGTATAAAGACTCCAGAACCTACTAGGGATTGGTATAAAAGGTTTCGTAAAAGAGAATATCAAATATTCAAAGAAGAACTTAATAAATGGGGAAACCCGACAGAACACAGTAAGATAGGTACAGTTGGGCTATGCAAATCAAATGAAGGTTATGGGCTTGCTGTTTACTGGGGAGAAGGATGGCTGAGTTGCGGAGAGTCGGAGGTAAGATGGAGTCCTCTAGGGTATTTGGAGGTCGTAGAGCGTTATTACCCTATGAAATCCAACTTTGTGAAGCCTTAGAAATAACAGAGGAAGAATATTGGCAGTTTATATATTTAGCTGAATCTGTTAGTGGTAAGAGAAGAAAAGAATATGATCTGATTCCTAATATTGTAAATATGCCAGCAGTGCCAATAGCTCCTTTAATTTTTGGTGGAGTAAGTATTGGTTTTTATGGTGTTGTTGCCATAGGTGTTGCCTTGACTTATATTTCCAATGCCTTAAGACCAAAGCCAAAAGCACCTAAAACTCCACCTAGTTTACAGACAGAAGGAGCACAATCTGTTAAAAGATTTGCACCACAATCAGGGTTTAATTCTTTACAGGAACTAGCTGTTATTGGTGAAACAATACCTTTAATTTTTACCAAAAGAGATTCTGCAAATAATATTGGTGGTGTTCGTGTTAATAGTAAACTTGTATGGTCACAGTTAAGGAGTCTTGGTACGCATCAACAATTAAAAGGTGTATTTATATTTTCTAATGAAAAGATTCCTACAAAACCTGATTTTGCAGGATATGCAATAGGAGATTTACTACTTAAAAACTACACGGGTGCAAAGGTAGCTTTATATTACAAAGGACAAAAAGATAGTAATCTTATAAACAGACTATTAGAAGCAGATAGATATACAGATAGTGAACTTGCAAGAGAAATAGGTAGAGATGGTTCTAATCCTGAAGATGTATTTAGTATTGACTGGGATGAAACTGGTACTTTTAATAATAAGATATTCTGTGGGGTAAGAACTCCTACTACACAATCTAGGTTTGGTAACTTTTCTCCAATGCCAAATCAGATGCGTTATCAGTTATCTTATGAATTAATCCTTAAAGGTAAAGATGCAAGTAATAAAAGTGATATTGATAAAAAAAGAAGAAAAATTGCTAAATATTATCCTAGATATGCAGGATTTGAAGAGCATCAAGGACAGGTAAAGACTGGACGTATTACTCTGTCAAAAGGAGATAAGGTTAGATATACAATCAATGATATGAATCCTGTAGATGACGTACCAGGAGATTTTAATCCTTGGGGTTTGCAGGATGTGAAAACAGCAGTTGATTCTGATAGAGAACGTATTGATGACAATATTTCTATCGGTGAATCATATATGATTGGATCTGCTTTAGCTATATGTACTGAAATACAACAGGAAAGATTATGGGCAGAAGGTACACTAAAGAATTTTGATTTTAAGATTACAGATATAGGTGCTGATTCAACTTCTGAATTAGAGATTCGTGGTACGAATGATGGTTTTAGAAGTACTCATGCTCCTTGGGAATTAAATACTTTACAGAGAGTTGCTGTTGCTTCGATTACAAATAATAGAGATTGTGATGTTACAGAGATAGGGTTGAAGTCAAAAGTTTTCAAACAGATAACTGGTTTTCCTAATGTCAATAGTCATCCTGGAGGTTTAAGTTATAGCAATCCTTCTGGCACTTTAAAAAGTTATCAGAATGATAATGGTAACATTGGCCTTGGTCCGTTAAATAAGTATGTTTCCAGATATAGCTTCTTCAGATTACAGGCAAGAAAAGCTAATACTACTGATGATTTTGTAACAATAGATAATGGTAAGCCTTTTGCTATCAAAGGTAGAACACCACAGTTTCAATATAATTTCATAAGAATTAATCATCCTAAAAGTCAATATGAATTTAGGTTTATACCTTATCCAGGGAATGAAATAAAAAGAAGTTTTATTGATAATAAAAATAGTCGCATACGTTTATTAAGATCAAACGCTCCATTGCAACAGGATACAAGCGGTGAGTTTGGTATAAGGTATGCAGGTTTTGATGTAGTTCTAACAGGTGGAGATGTTTCTAACAGTGAATGGTACTTGGGTCAAGTTCCTGACACTGCGACAGAATTAACAGGTTTGGCTGTTAATAGCACTGGTTTTATTAATGATAACAATAATACTTGGACAACTACCGATGAAAAGTATTCTACAGGTACTCCCCGTTTTTTCGTTTCTAGTTGGGCTTTTATAGAATACGTTTTTTATTTTCATTATGATGGAAAATATTTAGGAGAAGTCAGTTGGGGAGGTAATTTGGATGACATTATTTATTATGAATCTGATTTAGTTAGATACATACTAGGGGAAAGAAAAGAAAGTTTTAGCGATGATTTTATGGGTGGCTTTGGTGATCTTTATGTTATAAAAAGACAGACTTTATTACCCTCTGGGTCATCTATTGTACATACAAGTGAGAATGTAGAGTTAATAACTTCTCGTGGTTCTGGTTCTGGTGCAAAAGTAACTATACAATTATTTAATACAGGTGCTGCTGCGTGGTTTCTTACAGATCCTGGTTCTGGTTATACATTTGAATCTACTGTGAATGTTCCTGCTGTATCTGGTGGAGGTCAGTCCTTTGCTGGTTTTGATAACATACAGACTTTGATTAGTGGTCAGGCTTTTGTTACAGATCCTTGGCCTGATAATGAAATTGGTGATGCAGTAAGAAATAGAAATTTATTACCTTATGGTGCAATTGCTGATTTTATTAGTTTTGAAGCAGAAGTTCCAAGTCACATGGAAGAACCCGAACATGAAATTGTTTATGTAAATGAGCAGGTAAAGGGTGCTGGTAATTTTATGAATTATAAAGATCTGACAGTATCAGGTATAAGAATAAACAGCAGTAAAGAATTTTCAAGTTTTAGTCAATTATCTGCATATTTTAAAGAAGGATTACATATTAAAAATCTTATAGATGGAACGATAGGATCAACTAATTTATTTCCTGATATTGTCTTTTCCCTGTTAACTGATCCCTTGATCGGTGCTGGAGATTTAATTGGTGCGAGATCTGTTGATGAAGACAGAATGAAGATAGCTTCACAATTCTGTAAAGCAAATAAATTATTCTGGGATGGTGTCATAGTTGAAGAAAAGAATTTACGAGAGTTTATCTTTCAAAATGCACAATACTGTTTATTAGATTTCACAGTATTAGGTGGTAGATTTTCTCTGTTTCCTTCTGTACCTTTTAACCCAGAAACATTTCTAATAGATCCAACACAAAAACCATTTATAAAAGCTTTGTTTACTGATGGTAATACAAAAAATTTACAGGTTAGTTTTTTAAGTGCAGAAGAAAGACAGGATTTCAGGGGTTTTGCTTCATATAGGCATGAAACTGAAAATGGTTTTGCTGAGACTAAAGTCGTTAATCGTAAATTAATCAGTACATCAGATAATGATCCAAGAGAAAGCTTTGATATGTCTATCTTCTGTACGAGTGCAACACACGCACAAGTATTTTTAGATTATGCGTTGAAAGTTAGAAACAAGGTGGATCATGGTATTACTTTTGATACAACACCACAGGCTGCAATGCATTTAGCTCCAGGAGATTATATAAGATTACATTCAGAAGCTACTCATACCAATCGTTTTGCTAATGGAGTCATAACACAGGATGGTGAGATTCAATCACAGGTTAATGTAACAAATGGTACGCAAATAATGTTTTGGAAACCTGGAGATACCTCTGTTTCAGATGTTGTGGCAATAGAAATAACAGATGGTAAAGCAGCTTCAAGATTTAGAGGTTGTGTATTTACCGTTCCAGATAATTCAGTATCAGATCGTGTTTATAAGATTGAGGCTATATCTTATGGAGAAGATGGTTTAATTAATATTTCTGGAAGTTATGCTCCTTTAAATGCAGATGGTACACTTGCAATAATGAATTACACACCAACTGACATAGTATCAATCCTATAAATAATTATGGCTACTGTACGTCCTTTTCCTAATATCAAACCAGCGTCCAGAAGTTATACTCCTGGATCGTATCCTCAGACAGAGTTTGTTGCACAGAATGGTGCTAAAAGTGTTATCAGATATGGAAATAAAAAGACAGATGCAAAATTATCGTTAGGTTTTTCTAATATTACAGATTCACAGGCAAATGAAATCTTGGATCTATATGACACCGTAAACAGTGTGTATGATTATATTTCTTTTGCATCTTCAAATGCTTTAGCAGGAATTGATAATAATAATTTAATTTTTAAAAAAGCAGAGGCTGATAATTCTGGAGTTAAGTTAAGATATAGATTTGATGGTCCTCCTACAGTTACAAGTGTCAGACCTGGCATTTCTAATGTGCAATGTAAATTTGTCGCATGCCTTGATGGGGATTAGAATGAATTTAAAATTTACTTAAAACGATGTCTGGCTTTTATTCTGGTAAAGAAGGTGAATTACTGATAGATGGTACAAAGGTTGCCAAAGTCAGATCATGGTCTTTCACTTTCAATCAAGCAATATTGGAAACTGTATCTTTGGAAGATACTGATAGAACTATTATTCCAGGAATAAGAAGTTATACAGGTAATGCAAGTATTTACTATTACCAGGACACTGCTGGTGGAGGATCTGGAGCGTTAAGCACTCTTATCAACGGTATGATAAAAACTGGTAGTTCTGCTGGAGATGGTACTAATTCAGAAAGCTCTAAAAATTTAACTTTTAAATTAAATATTAAAGATGGTTCTACAAATGGTAGATTTATACAGTTTGCAGCACAGCCTACAAGTATGACGATGACTAGTAGTGTAGGGGAAGTTGTAGCAGCAGATGTAAACTTTGAAGTTAATGGAGCACCTACTGGCCTTGCTTTATAAATGGCTATATATTTTGGATCTACAGGTTTTATAGAATTAAAACGTGATGCGTTAAATTCAGATTTAGCGACATCATTAGATCCTGCTGATGTGAATACAACAAAGAAAAGATTTTCTGTAGATAATGCAGCAGGTTCTTTAATTACAGGAGATCAGATAGAAATAGAGACAGTAGATAAAACTAATTTAGAATTATTATCTGAGCATAGTTTTCCTGATCTTCGTAAATATATTCATATAGATGATATGGGAGGTATCAAGTTATATGACACCTTTGCGGCTGCCTTGGCAGGAGAAGTTTCTGGAGCGTTAACCCTTACAGCACCTTCATCAAAAAAAGATATTTTAATCAGGACAAGAAATACAAGATTTAGACCATTAGCTAAGATCACTGAATTTGAAATTACAACTACAAGAGATACTGTTGATGTAACAAACTTAGGAGAAGAATTTAGACAGCAATATGAGAATGGCCTTATTTCTGGGCAGGGAACAATACAAACAATATGGCAGCATAGAAACTTTCAGTTAGATACAGAAGATTTTGCAAGTCCAGAATTTCCTGTTTACCTAAGTCAATTATTGGTTCGTATGCAACAGGGATCAGACTTTGAAGGTAGATTTTATGTTTATCACGACCCATCACAAAGCACTAATAGTGTCTGGTATCAATCAAATTGTGTAGTGACTAATGTTGCAGTATCAGTACCTGCTGTTGGGATTGTTGAAGCAAGAATAGAATTTGTAACAAATGGAGAGATTAGGTTACATAATGGAGTTCCACCTTCATTCTTATTATTAGAGAGTAGTGATAAAATCTTGCAAGAGGATGGTGATGGTATTTTACTTGAAGATCCTTAAATAGAGATTTATGATGTACTTAAAGACTATCTAACATGGCTGATCTACAAATTACACAACTACCTGAGTTAGGTTCAGCTAGTTTACAGGCAACAGATCCTATTGCAGTTGCAGATGTAAGTGCTACTGAAACAAAGAAGATAACAGCAAAAAACTTAGTACAGGGTGCATTTGGATTGGTGGATGCTGCATCAATACCTGCAACAGCACTTAGTTATCCGTTAACAGCAGGACAGATTATCACAGCTTCTTTGGCTGATAATGCCGTAACAAACGTAAAGATTACAGATGCGACTATAACTGGAACGAAATTAGCAAATGATACAATAACAGCTACACAAATAGCAGCAAATGCAATAGGTTCTAGTGAGCTTGCAGATAATGCGGTAGATACAGCAGCAATAACAAACCTAAACGTAACAACAGGTAAATTAGCAGATACAGCAGTTACAACTGCAAAGATAGCTGATAGTGCTGTTACCTTTGCCAAAACTAATTTTAGTAATGGAGATATACCTGGAGCGAAACTTACTTCTGCTTCTGTCACCTCTACTCAAATTGCTAATAATGCAGTTACTGCCAATGAGTTAGCAGATAATGCAGTGGATACGGCTGCCATTGCTAATACTGCAATTACAGGAGCAAAGATTGCATCAGATACGATCACTGCTGGTAATATTGCTGCTAATGCCATTGGAGCTTCTGAACTTGCTGATAACGCAGTGGATAGTGCAGCTATTGCTTCTAATGCTGTAACGACTGCAAAGATCTTAAACTTAAATGTTACTACAGATAAATTAGCTGCCAATGCTGTCACTGCTGCCAAGATTGATGATGATACTATCACTGCTACACAGATTGCTGCTAATGCGATTGGTTCCAGCGAATTAGCTGATAATGCTGTTGATACTGCTGCTATTGCTAACTCTGCTGTTACTGACGGTAAAATCTCAGGTGTCTCAGGTACAAAACTTACAGATGGATCTGTTACAGCAACTAAATTAAATACTTCTAATCTTGATAGGTCATTAAATGTAGCATCAGGTAATTTAGGAATAAATAATGCAGTAACTGGTGGAGCGTCTGCAAGAAATGGTATTACATATAATAATGAAGGATTGATTACAGCTACAGCAGCATTAGTTGCAAGTGATTTACCTGAAGCTACAACTTCTGCGGTTGGTGCGGTAAGCGTTCCATCATCAGGTGGTTTGGCAGTTACAAACTTAGGTGCATTATCAATAAATAATAGTGTTACTGGAACGACTAGATCTGGCATTACATTTAATAATCAGGGATTAATCACTGCTACTGCTGCCTTGCAGGGTTCTGATTTACCAGTGGCAACAACTTCAGCTAAAGGTGCTGTTGTTATACCTACAGGTTCTGCTCCTCTGACAGTGGATGGTAATGGTGTTTTATCTATAGCAGATAGTGGTGTTACTGCTGGTACTCATATAAAAGTTACTGTCAGTGCAAAGGGAATAATTACAGGAAGTTCAACTCTAGCTGCTTCTGATATACCTAATTTGGCTACAACCAAGATTACGACTGGTACGTTTGGAACTAACTTCCTTGCCAACGACTCCATAACAATGGATAAGCTTGCTAACCTGTCCACTGGTTTCATACAGGAAGCATCACCCGATATATCAGACTTACCAACTGGTGTCTTCTGGTTACAGGAATCAACAGGACAGTTAAGAATATTTAACGGTAACAGTTTCTTCTCTGTTGGTTTCGGACGATTATCAGAAGAGAACTTAAGATTCTGCGGTACTTTTAACGCTACAAATGGAACGATTGTAACGTTGACTTCTTTTGGTACGTCAGCAGGATTTACTGTTGGCAATGCAATACCAGCAGGTACCACAACACTTACAGGTGCATATTTTGTATGTGTTACACCTGGTAATGGCACGGCTGTTGTTCCTTCCACATCATTTGATGCAGGAGATTGGTGCTTATGTATGGGTGCTGATGACTGGGATAGAATTGATACCTTGTCTGGTCCTGGAAGTGTTTCAAGTCTTAATGACTTATCAGATGTCACTGTCAGTAGTCCTGTCGAGGGTAATTTATTACAGTTTTCATCTGCTGGACAGTTTGCAAATGTTCAAGTTATAGCAGCAGGAACTTTTTAGTAAGGTAATATAAGGTTATCCCATGTATATGGGCGATTTTTATGCTTGTATAAGCTATGGCCTTAAGAATTAAATTAAAAAACAGTGTTGTACAGGATAGAGTTCCTACAACATCTGATCTTCCTGAAGTTGGAGAGTTGGCGGTAAATGCCAATATAAATAGTATTGGTGGCTTTATGCGAGCCAGTGATAATAGTGTTGTAAAGATATTTGGACCTGGCAGTTTATCAACACCTACTGCTACTACATCGGTTTCTGGTATATCAGAACTTGCTACCAATAGTGAGACTACAACTGGAACAGCTACAAATAGGGTTGTAACTCCTGCTGGATTAAATGCGGTGACAGTTGCAGAACGTACCACATCAAATACTAACTATGTAGCAAAATCTGGCAGCACATTAACAGGTGTATTGACCATGCCTAATGGTTCTAATTCAGCACCTGCTATAAACTTTGGAGATAGCGATAGCGGAATATTTGGTGGAACGAATACTGTTAGCTTGGCTGCTGGAGGAACAACAAGATTAACTGCTGACACTGGTGTTGATATAACTGGTACGTTAGCTGTTACTGGAGCTATTACATCTACAAGTAATCTGACCGTTGCAGAAAAAGTAATTCACGCTGGTGATACAGATACCTTTCTAAGTTTTCCTGCTGCTAATACTGTTTCTATTGAAAGTGGCGGTAATGAAGCATTAAGAGTTGATAGTTCACAGCGTCTGCTTGTTGGAACATCTAGCTCAAGAAGTGTTGCTGGAGAATTCTCAAAATTTCAAATAGAAGTTGGTAATACTGGTGGATTATCTATAACAAGAACTTCTAATGATAATGGAGGTTGTGTATTAGCTCTTGGGAAGACTAGAAATGGTGCAATTATACAAGATGACGATATTTTAGGGATTTTAGGTTTTTATGGCGATGATGGTAATGATATAGATCGTCCTGGTGCAGAAATAAGGGGTTTTGTAGATGGTACACCTGGAACTAATGATATGCCAGGTCGTTTAGAGTTTAAGACAACGGCTGATGGTGCTGCTACTCCTACGACAAGATTAACAATTGACAGCACAGGAAAGGCTACGTTTACTGTTGATGCAAGTATAAACAGCGTAAACATAGGAAAAGGAGCAAACTCTGTTGCTGGTAACACTGTTCTTGGAGAAAATGCTTTAGATGCTGGTGTTACTGGTATAAATAATACTGCTATTGGTAAGGAAGCATTAACAACCAATACTTCTGGTGAAAAGAATGTTGCTGTTGGCAACCAATCTTTAAAAGATAATACTACTGGTGACCATAATGTAGCTTTAGGTGCTGAAGCACTTTTTGATAATACGACAGGATCAAATAATACTGCTACAGGTTTTTTTGCTTTAGGTCTTAACACAACTGGTTCTAATAATACAGCGATAGGTTTTGGTGCTTTAGATGCTAGTACCACAGGAAATAAAAACACTGCCATAGGAAGAATGGCATTGTCAGCTAATACTACAGCACATGATAATACTGCTGTAGGTGGAGATGCACTTCTTGTGAATACAACTGGTACTCAAAACGTAGCGGTGGGAAGTAATGCTTTAGATGCTAATACAACAGCTAATAATAATGTAGCCGTTGGTATGAATTCATTGGGAGGTACAACAACTGGTTCTAGTAACGTAGCGGTAGGAAGTCAATCTTTAAGAACAAATTCTACTGGTCAACAAAATACAGCAGTAGGTAATGAAGCCTTATTGAATAGCACAACTGCTAGTAATAATACTGCAGTTGGTCATGCTGCTTTAACATCAAACACAACTGGAGCACAGAACGTAGCCGTAGGAACTTTTGCGTTAGATGCTAATACTACAGCTGAAAATAATACAGGTATAGGTTATCAAAGTTTAGGTGCTAATACCGAGGGATTTAGTAACACTGCCGTCGGATCACTTTCATTAGATGCTAACACCACAGGTGATTTTAATACTGCCATTGGTGAAAATGCTTTAAGTGCAAACACAACAGCTGACAATAACACAGCCGTAGGTGCTAGATCATTATTTGTAAACACAACTGGAACACAGAATACTGCTGTTGGAACTTTTGCTTCAAATACCAATAGTACTGGAACAGGCAATACAGTAGTTGGTTATGCTGCTATGTTTCTTAATACAACTGGAGCTCAGAACACTGCTATTGGAAGAAATGCTTTAAATAATAATAGTAATGCTTCTAATAATACTGCTGTTGGTTATAATGCCCTAAATGCAAACACAACTGGAACGTCAAACGTAGCAGTCGGTGCAACAGCTTTAGATGCTTGTACAACAGGAAGTAATAATACAGTTTTAGGTTTTAATGCTGCTGGTGCTACGACTACAGGTGGAATGAACGTAGCTATAGGACAAAGTGCTTTAGGTGACAACACTACAGCTAATTTCAATACAGCAGTAGGTAGAGCCTCTTTGGGTTCTAATACTACGGCAGAAAACAACACTGCTGTTGGCTATATATCTTTAGGAGCAAACACAACTGGAGCTAATAATGTAGCTGTTGGTGCTAATGCTGTAGATGCTAATACCACAGCAAGTAATATAACTGGCGTAGGTATGAACGCTTTATCTAGTAATACTACAGGTGAATCA